GCCTCGGCCTGCTTCACCTGGGCCTTGATGAGATCCTGTTCCTTCTCGGCGACGTTGTGGGCCTGCTTGATCCGGTCGTCCTCGGACGCGGTGTTGTCGGCGCGCAGCTCGAGCAGCCGCTTGCGGGCCTCCTCGACGTCCTGCGTCTTCTTCTCGACGTCCCAGGCCGCCTGCTGCTGATCCATCGCATCGGTGACCCAGGTGCCCGGCTTGCCAGCCTTGTAGTCGGAGTAGCCTGGCGGGTTGTAGAGCGACTGGACGTTGGGCACCGACCACTCGGCACCAGGGAAGGTGCCCAGCGGAATGTTCGACAACTCGTAGGTGCCGGGCGTGGACTGCCACGGCGGCTTCTTCGCGTTCTTGTCCGGCGGCGGCGGCGGCACCGGGAACTTGCCACCCCAAATCGTCGGAGCCTGAATCCCAAACGGATTGATACCGACCGTGCTGCCCGCTCCGGGCGCCAACGCCGGGGCGTTGGGATCGGCAGCACCAGCCGGGGCCAGCATCCCCGCCAGGGGTGTTCCCGCGAACGGATCGGAAGTCGGACCGTACTTGGCGGCATTCGGCTTTCCGGTGTTCGGATCGTTAGTGCCGTTGATCATGTCCCAGATGCGACCCGGCGCACCGAAGGCCCGACCCAGAACGTCAGCGACACCCCAGTTGTTGTTGTCCAAGCCGAGCTTGTCACCGGCCCAGTTCGCAATAGCGTTACCGGCCGGGATCGTGGCAAGGTAACCTGCCAGCTTGGCGAGCGCACTGAGCTTCCCGATCAGCAGCGTCAAGCCGCCGCCCTCGGCCGAAGCGGCGGCAGACGCGGTGTCCAACGCCTTGATGCCATCTTCGGCTTCCTTCGCCGCCTTCGGAACGCCGCCCAAGCCCTTCAACCCGAGCAGCTTGGCGAGCGCGCCCATCAGCTTCGCGCCGATCGCAACCTCGGCCAGCGTGGCGAACGCATCGCCGGCACTGTCGACGTCGCTGATCAGCGGACCCAAGATGGTCTTGAGTGTCGAGAACGCCCCGGACACGTCCTCGAAGAAATGCTTCAACGCGGACAGGAACGTGCCCAGCAGATCGGTGAGTTCGGCCATGGTGTTCTTGAACTCGTCGATGTCCGCTGCGGATTGCAGACCGAACACCTGGTAGATCATGTCGCCGATATCGAGGATCGCCGATCCGACAGCCTTGAGCGCCTCCCACCCAGTGTTCATGAAGTTCCACAGATCACCGGACGCGCGGGCCTCGTTGATGAAGTTGGCGAAGCTCTGCGTCATCCCGGCTATGTCGCGCATCATGCCCGGCAGGAACTGTGAACCGACGGAAGTTAGTTGGACGAACGCATCGACGATCGGCTGGATGACCGGAGACAACTGCTGCATCGCCGCTGAGATGTTGGAGAAGATAATGGAGATGTCACCCTGGGTTCCCGGCGACATGAGTTGGCTGAACACGCCTCCCATCGCCTGATTCATGGACGTGGCGATACTGGTGGTGAGCGCCTGGACGGCTGGTCCATACGACGAAACGAGGCTGTTGATCATCTCGCCGGTGTTGGCGAAGAACGCATCCTGCGTCGCCTGCTGAATCCCCTTGAGTTGGGGCAGAAGATTCTGGATGGTGAGCGCGGCCTGCTGCGCGTTGGGCGAGAGGTTCTGGATCAGGGTGGCGAACTTCTCCAAGTCGCCCGACGTGAGCGCGGTGATTGTGTCGCTGAACCCGGCCGTCGCCATCTTGAACGTGCCCATGGCTGCGGCGCCGGCAGTGATCGCAGCGGGCAGAAGCGCGGCCGACTGGCTGGCCGACACGGCAGCGTTGGCGACCTGAGTGAACGCCACACCCAGCGGCAAGACCAGGGTCGGGGTGACCACACCCAGCGGGGTCAACGCACCGAGGTTGCGGGCAGCCCACGAACCGACCTCACCCAAATCGGAGTTGTTGGCCTTCTCCCGCTGGCGCTTAAGGTGTTCTTCCTGGCGGGCGTGGTGCCTTTCCTGCTCTGCGCCGTGCTTGGACAGCGCAGCGGTGGCGTCGCGGATGCGGCGCTCCTCGTTTTGCCAGGCGTCGCTGACGGCGTTCCACTGCCTGAGCAGTTGATCGCGGGTGGTCTTGCTGTCGCCAAGCATCCGGTTGTACTTGTCGTGTTCGCGGCTCGCCTTGGTAATCGCGTCGGTGGCCGAATCGAAGCTCCGCGCCAGCTGCGCGTTGCCGTTGATCGCGTCGATGTTTGCGGCACGCAACTTGTTCAGGTTGCTCAAGTGGTTGCTGTGCGACGCCGTGAAATCTTTCAGCGCAGCGTTGGCCTGCTTGGTGATATCGGCCCGCTCGCGGAAGCTGTTCTGGTATTCCTTCTCAACCTTGATGAGCTGCTTAGCGAGCTTGTCGTAGTTGCGGACCGCCTTGCCGTAATCCTCAAGCGCCCGCTCCTGGGCCTCCCGATCAGAGTCCCCGTCGCTCATCACCTTCTTCAATTGCGCCTTCATGCGGCGCACCTGAATGGCGGCGTTGGTAACGTCGTCGAGGGCCTTGTTGACTTCGGGGCTGGAACTGCGAATACCCTTGGCGATACGGTCGCCGACGGTCTTGCCGATGTCGATACCGGAGTCCCCGATATCCCGCTTCATCTTGCGGATCGCGTTGTTCAGCGACCGCTCATGGAGGTGGACGAGTACGTCAACATGGATCGGCATTAGTCGTCGTCCTCCACGTCAGCGTCGAGGGTGTTCAACTTTTGAACACCCGGCCGGGCGGCGAACGAGTAGAAGGTTTCCCGAACCTCTGCCTGTTCTTCGGCCTCCTCAACCAGCCGTTTCAGTTTAGACGGTGAATACCGGATGCGTGATCCATACTCCTCGGCCTTGACCTTCGGCGCCTGCACCGCGCGAATGATCGCCAGCTCGTTGGCGATCTGATTCCAGACCTCTTGCTCCTCGTCAGGATCGCCACCCCGCACGGCGGTCTTGAACGCGCCCTTGTCCGGCATGAACTCCAACAGCTCCAAGAGTTCGTAGCTGGACATTTCGCCGCTATGCCATTCGGCTATGCGGCGGTGATGGTACTGCGAAAGATCACTCGCTATCTCCCGCGGATACTGGCTCCAGATCCAGACTGCTTCCATCACTTTTCGAGTCGATCGCCTGACGCTGGCGCAACTCCAATCCCTGCTCGCCCCACAGACGCCACACGTCCTTGGCGCTGCGACCGCCGGCGCGCAACGCCTTGTACTTCTCGGGCCCGAGGACGGCCTGCACGACGCGCACCGAGTGCGGCGGCTTCACCAGCACACCGTCCTTGCGGTACGGCCGCTTCAACGCGCCCTTCTGGGTTTCGGCGGGCAGGACCACACCGGTCTCGTTGCCGGTTTCGGGATCGCGGAGCTTCTGCTCGGGGATGAAGATGTCATCCTCACGGTCATACGACTCAACCTCGACGAGCAGTTCCTCGTAGGCTTCCATCTGCTCGTCGTCCATCATCCCCAGGTCAGGGTGCGGAGGAACCTTGAGAATGCTGCCGTCTTCCAGTTCAAGTTCCTGGTCGGCGAGTATCGAGTTGTATGCCTCGGCCTGTTCGCGGGCCTTCGATGCGGCATCGGATTCGGTGTTGGGGAGTTTCTTCATACGAGGATTCAACCATTTGCACGGTCATCCATCAAACAACATGTTGCATCTATATGTTCGATCGTTTAGCGTTTGCGATATGGCCGGAGTGAAGACGGAGATCAGCTACACAGGACAAGCTCTCGCCGCGGTGGTGAAACGCCGCCGCGAAGAACTGGGCCTGACCTACGCACAGCTGAGCCGACGGCTCACCAAGAACGGCCGCGACATTCCCACGCTGGGCCTGCGCCGTATCGAATGCTGCCAGCGCCACGTCGACGTAGACGACCTGGTGGCCTTGGCCGTGGCACTCGAGGTCACCCCGATCACCTTGCTGATGCCGCCGGACGTGAAAGCCGACGACGCCATCCAAGTCGCCGGCAATGTCGGCCATGTGTCGGCGCAGTCGGCGTGGAACTGGCTCACCGCGTCATACCCGTTGACCGGGCCGGTGATGGCGTTCTACAGCGACGCGCTGCCGACATGGGAACGCACCGACATGGAGGAGAAGCTCGGCGCGCTGCGCCGCGGCTAGGTGTTCAACTTCTGAACACCAACGAAGAAGGCCCCGGGATCGCCGGGGCCTTCCTCATTGGACCTAGGGCTAGCTGGCGCCCTTGATCTCGGTCCACGACTCGCCGTCCAGCCACTCCGCGTAGTACAGCGGGATGAGCTCGTCAGAGGTCGGGTCGTTGGGGTCCTTACCGACGAAGTACGGGTCGGGCAGAACCGTGTAACCGAGGGAGCCGGCATCCGGGTCGGTCTTCGACCGCTTGAACGAACCGATGTCCGACAGCTTGCACAGCGAGTAACCCTCGGCCGAGTAGATGAACTTGCCCTTCTTGCGGCGGGCGAACATCAGGAGGATCTGGTACTCAGGCGCTTCCACGTCCACAGGCTTGCCGAGGACGAAGTTCTCCGTGCCGGGGTCCTCGCAGATGGAGTTGCCGTTGGAGTCGTTGATCGACAGGTTCATCCGCAGGCGCTTCAGGAGCGGCTTCACGGTTTCGACGCCGGTGAAGTTGATCGACAGCGACTCGCTGGTCAGATCCGTGTCGAACGGCATGTTCGACTGCAGGATCATCTGGTTGTCGTTGGAGATATCGGGCGACCGCTCCGGTCCACCGTCTTCGGACAATGCGCCGATCAGGTGGAAGCCTTCGTTCGGGTCAGGGTTGGTGATCCAGTCACCGTTGACCAGGATGTGCGCGAACAGGTCGTCACGCGGGGTGCCGTCCAGAGCGAACGGCGACCAGTTGCGAGTCGGGGACGGGGTGTCCACCTTCCATGGCGAGATGTTGGTGGCCGCGCCGCGGTTCTCGCGGATCAGGATGGCAGCGAGACCGCCGCGGGAGTTGAAGCGGCTGTCGACGTCGCCGAAGCCGCCAGCGCGCCAGCTGGTGCCAGTGCTAGGAATGGTCATGTGTACACCCTTTCGGTCTGATGGGATTCTACGACGCTATTCATAGGACTGTCCCAGCTGATACCTTGCGACATAACGGATGATCTGTTCATCGCCGTAGTCTTCCCTGTGCGGGGACTCGAACACCTTGATGTAGTCAAGGTTGAAGTCTTCAAGATAGCGCGCCAAAAGAAGCATCCTTCGGTGCGTTTTATTTGACTCATCACTGGCTGCGTCTTCTCCCGCCGAAGCCGCACACAAGGTGTCGATCTGCACCACAGGATCGGAATAAGACTCCTCATGGCACTCCGTCCCGGCCACCGTCCGCACCACCGTCATCGGCAACGGGTCGCCGGGGCGTCGCGTATTGGCGGTGCGCCGCAACGGTTGCAGCCATTCGATAACGATGGCCTCTGGATCGGCTGGCCCCTCGCCCAGCAGCTCGGCGGTCAATCCATCGTCCCGTGAAAGGAAGCAACCGTCGCGCCGGCAGGACCAAACGGCGGAGTCGGAGTGTTCGGCGTCTTGTGCCAGTGACCATCCAAACCGAACCAGCGGCCGACACCGTTGATGTCGGGACCGGAGCCGTACTCGATCAGATGCGCAACCGGATGATCGGTGCCCACATCGTAGGAGTACAGAACCTCATTGGTGTACCGTCCCGCGCCGGGCATACCCTTCGGGATGCGGCCCTGCTTGTTCCGCAGGAACCGCTTGTAGACGGTGATCGAATCCTCGTAGGCGCCTGTCTCGTACGGGTGCGGACCCATCGCGGACCAAATGTCCTTCCACCGCCAGGCCACCGACTCGGCGAACTCGTTCGACCGGACGCGGACCTCCTGGTCGTTGAGGAGCTTCATTCGGATCTCGTCACGAAGCTCCCGAAACTCAATCTCCCGCATCGTCCACCACCTCGTCAGGGGTGTTCAATTCTTGAACAGCCGGGGCCACCGCAACAGAGAAATCCCGCGGCTTACGCGACTTGAAGCTGCTGACCGACTTCACATAGCCGACCAGCTTCGCCGCCTCCGAGCTTGCGAGAGTGACCCGCTGACCGGCGCGCTTGAACTTCGTGCCGTGCTCGACAGGAACGTAGCAGTCGTGCGTCACGATGTAGTCAGGCATGGTTGGGTCTCCCTATCCGGTTTGCTTCTTGCTGTGAATCGTAACCTTGAACAACTCGGTGAAGTCGCTGAACGGTTGCACACCACCAACAACCTCGTACTGCTTACCGTCCACGCGGATCGCGTCACCGGCAGTGAGCGCGAGAACGCCGGCACGAATGTCGGGACTGTACTCACTGATCGGGATGGTGGTCTTCCAGATTTCGGTCGCCACATCGTAGGCAATGTCGACCTTCTCCTTGAAAGTCAACGGGCGGTGGTGGCATCCCGGCGCGATCACGGTCGACTCGGCCTGGGTGTAAGTGCCAAGGGCACCGGGCAGTCCAGTGTCGGCCCGGTGCACCGCTGTCACGACGTGGTTCCCGAATGGCATGTCAGAGGAACTCCAACCTCGGCAGAAGATAACTGTCCAAGATCGGCTGCACCGAATACAGCACACCTTCAGCCATCGCATACGGGTTGCCCCAGGTGTAGGTCACGTCGTCGACCTTCTTCGACACCAGGTCCGCGTCACCGCGGCCCGCGCCCACCAGGGAACCCATCTGGTCGACCATCGTCAAGATGGCCTGCCGCCAATCCGGCGCCTCCGCTGCAGTGTAGCCGTGATCCATCACGACCTCGATCGCCGAATAGTCGGGCGACCAGAACCCGCGGGACTTCTTACGCACCGACACGGGTCGCTCCAGAATCCCCGGCGGGCCACCGGCCGACCACTGCAACGTGGACAAATCCAGCGCGGTGCCATCCTCACTGATGCTGGTCAATGTCACCAGCTTGCGGGTCGGCAACGTCAGGATGCGGCTGGCCGGGCCATCCAGGGTGACCGTGAAATCCTCCACCACCGGTGACACCGACCAGCCGACATACCGACGTGCAATGACGAGGGCTGCCGTCAGCATCCGCTCGACTTCGGGATCGTCGGCGAGCAGTCGACCACTGGTGAACTGCTCGACGTCATCGGTGGTGATCTCAGAATCAGGCATGTCCTGTCACCACCTATCCCATCGGGTTACGCCTTCGAGGTCCTCGACCGCGACGGCGCGGGTGCCACCGGCTCGGCCGGGGCCTCGACTACGGCAGGAGCCTCGACCTCGGGGGCCTCGACCTTCGACTCAGCTGCCTTCTTGGCCTGCTTCCGCTGGAGTTCGGCAAGCTGGTCGTGGTGGATGGAACCACTAACGACCAGCGTGCCGTCCTCCCTGTAGCGAACGATCATGCTACGACTGCACCAGCGGAACGATGCCGGCCTCGTGCACAACCAGCGGGGTGAAGTAGCCCGCGTAGGCGACCTGCACGCCGAGCACGGAAGGCTCGGTGACCTGCAGGGTACCCACCCGCTGCTCGTACACCTCGATGGCAGCGGTGGAGAAGACCACCGCGTCGCCGGAGCCGAGGCCCGCCGACATGACCACCGGGATACCGGAGATGGTGCCCAGGACGCCCTGGCCGAAGTTACCGGCCGACAGGCCCGGCGACTGCGCGTTCTGCGGGTTCACCGGCTGGAACAGCGGACCGAAGGTGCTGAGCACATCGGGGGCCACCGCCAGGACCACACGGCCCTGACCCTTGACCGCGGTGTAGACGCTCGACGCGGCGTCCCACAGAGCAGCGGCCACCAGGCTGGCGGTCGGAACTGCACCATAAGAAACGGCGGCGGTGCTCACACCGGAGAGGGCGGTCGCAGTCGCGGCCTCCGTCTCGATGGCGTACTGCGAAGCGAGGTCGTTGATGACCAGATCCAGAACGCTCGGCTGCGAGAAGTCGATGTTCTGCCGCGACACGTTGACGTAGCCACCGTAGGTGACGGCCGTCGCGTTGAGGCGGGTAATGGTCATCTTCTGGCTGACCAGCTCCGACTTCTCGTCAGCAGCCGCACCGGCCGAACCCTGCTTCGCAACGCTGCTGTGCTGGGTGACCTTGGGGCGGTGCCACGTCGAAGACGGCAGGGCCCGCGGGCCGAGCAGCGACACGACCGGGCGAGCGGCGTCGACGAAGTTGATGACGTCCCCGACGATCGGGTCCGGCACAACGCCGAGGTTGTCGCTGGTCTTCTGATGCTGCGCGGCGCGGTAGTACACCTCGAGCCGCTGCTGCGCCTGACGGTCACCCAGGTGGCCCTTGTAGGTGTCCAGCGCCCACTCGCCAGCCGAGCGATACTCGACCTCTCCGGCGCGGGGCTGACCCTTGATGGTGGCGATGGCGGCATCGACCTCGGCGGCGCGGCTACGGGTTTCGTAGGCCACCCGGTTGATGTCCTGCAGCTGCTCCAGCTGGCCCTTGATGGACTCCATGCGCGAACGAGTCTCGGCCATCAGCTGGCTTTCGTCCTCGTTCAGGTCGCGGTTACCCGCATTGCAGCGTTCGATCAGGCCGTTGGCGAAGGTTTCCTTCTCCCGCAGCTCGGTTTCCAGACGACGAATCATCTGGTCGTTGGCAGAGGCATTGCTCATGTCGGACTCCTAAAGTCACGTCGGATGATGAAACGGGGTACTGCTCTCACACAACAGCCCACTCGGCAAACGAGACCCGACGGTCAGCCCTGACGGCAGAAGCTAGTGTAAACGCTTCGACTTCGCCCACGCAAAGATGGGATCGTCAAGATACTTGTCCAGCAATGGCGTCGGAGACAGCGGAGGCAGTTCAGCCTCGGTCATCAGAGTGCCGTCGCTGCGCACAGCCAGCACCTTCGCGCCCGGATAGGCGGGGACACCGACGAACGCGACATGCTCCAAGAAAGCGCGGTGAATCCGGCGGGTGCGAGTGTGACGGTTGAGTTCCTGATCGCGCCGCTGATCCTTGATCATGAACCCGGCGCTGGCCGAAAGCACGTCGTCGCGCGCCAGTTCCAGAGTCTCGTCGCCGCGGACAGTGCGGCTGATCTTGATGTCGGTGAGCAGACCTTCCGGATGGTTCGGGTCCACTGCCACAACCCGGCCGACGAGATGCTCAGGGTTGTGTTCACGATTCGCGGGGATACGGTTCGACCGCGTTTCGATGCCGGAGAACGCCGACCGGGAAAACAGTTCGTTCCACACTTCTTGGCGGTACACGATCTGCGTCGGCTGCTCGTAGGGAACAGTGATGACGCTGATGATGCGCTCGCCGAAGTCGACGTTGTTGATGTGCGAAGACCGGGTTTCGACCATAGTCGGAGCCATGTCCGGCCCCTTGCTGCCGTCGGCAGCGTCGCCTTCTGAGGCCTGCTTCACGTCAGTCATATCTTCTCCCTCGAGAACTGCTCCACAGATTACCGCAGGGAACGCTTATAGCATGGCGATCGAAGTTGTATTCCATTGTTTCCTCCCCCCAACTTTCCATGCCTTGCGGGGGGATCGCCGCCGGTGCGGCAAAACCAAACTCGTGTCGTCACGATGATCGACCAGCGACGGGATCGTGTACGCAACCTCATGACCTGCGCGTCTCGCCCACAGCGACACCGACCTGTCGATGGCTTGAGTCTTGTCGCGTGGAAGTGCCGCCAACAATGATTCGACCAGTTCACCGCGGATCGCCAAACCGACAGCATGCAACACGCGTCCGGTCACGATCCAGTTGGCGTCAATGATCTCGGCCTGATCGAGATGATGCTTCACGTCACGGTCGTAGATGTACCCATAGCCGAGATACAGCGACACGATCGGTGCCGGTGCTACCGCCAGCACGGCCGAAAGCTGGTCACGGAATCCGGCGACGGGAATCGCGTCGTCCTCCAACACGACAGCCCACTCTGCCGGCCAGGCGGCGTGCCAGTTCCAGGCGTTGACGTGGTTGGCCCGGCAACCCAGCGCGCCGTCGTCCATGCACACGAAGTCGGCATCCACCTGGGCGCCCAACTCGTCGACCTGATGCTGCCGGTCGTAGTGGCCGACAACCCCGACATGGATCATGGGGTGTTCAATTTCTGAACACTCAGGTACTCGTCGTTGATCTTCTCGTACTCCCGCCGCAACACTGCGGCCTGATTGTCGTCGATCTTCTGCGGACCGAACGTCAGATGGGCGACGAGAAAGCCTTCCAGTATGGCGCGGTCGATCAGGTTACATGCACCCTCGTCACCGATCCGCTGCGACGGGGCCCAATACCGCCCGGCGATATGTTCCGGTGAACGCTGCCCGATCCGGTTGGCGACGAAGTGCAGCGCACCCCAATCCATGCCGATGAAGTTGATCGACAACCAATCCTGGGTGGGGATGATTTCGAGGGGCTGCCCCATCAGGGACCGCCAGTTCTTGAACATGAACTCGTGACTCATGACCGCGTATTCGTTGCTCATGTGAACGTCGAGCAGCGGTATCCGCAGTTGCGAGAACCCTCTCCATAACCCTGGTTCCAGCGCGGTGCAGGCACCGTTGTTGATGGTCTTGGCGCTGAGGACGGTGTGCTCATTCTCGGGGATCGCCGCAAGGAAATCGCCGAACCGTTCAACCTCGATGAACACCACATCGTCATCAAACTTCACGAATAAGGTGTCCCGGTATTCCTCGTCGGCGTAGAACTTCCAAACCTGACTCATGCGGGTGTAAGCGCGGGGGCCCGCGAAGTCGTTGCGGACATGGAAGCGTTCATGCACCTTCAAGTGTTTCAACCAGGTGGCGTCCTCGTTCGTATGGGCGAGGTTCCATCCGTGAAACTCGACCTCGGGATGCTCGTCGAGCATTCGGGTGATAAACGGCAGCTGTAGCTCGACGTTGGGGCGGCGACCCCAGAACGCGAACATGATCACTTTCATCAGGTAATCCTTATCGCCCATTTCTGCGACGGCCCGTAACCCACCACAGTCCAACCGATCTTGTTCGCGTCGGCGTACTCACGCCAGGCCAGCATTTCATGATCCTGATAGCCGGGGTAGTCAAACATCTCATCGAAGTGAATGAAGCATCCCGGCAGCAGGTGTGGGCCGATATGTTCCAGCACGGTCTTCGTGGACGAGTACAGGTCGCAGTCGATGTTGACCAGGCCGATGTAACCCAGCGCCGCGAAGTCGAAGCTAGGCAGTGTGTCGGAGAACCAGCCCTCCACCATGCGGGCGTTGTCGATCTTCGGGAGGCTGCACGCGAACGTGCCGGCGTCGTAGCCGGGGCGCCAATGCTCCGGCAGACCTTGGCCGCTGTCGAACCCAACGAGCGGCATCCGCTCAGCGATGATCCGCGCGGTGTCACCCTGGTAGACGCCGAACTCGAGAGCAGTCCCCTGCGGGCCGAGATCCAGAACATGTCTCAGTAGGGGCCATGTCCCGACATCCTCAACCACCGGTTCCTGAATCCACTCCTGGTAGTCGTTGCCCTGCCGGAACGAGACGTACCGCTGGCGGTGCTTCTGCCAGGCGAGGTCGTTGGCTTTCAGCATCCGCCGGCGTTCGTTGTTGCCGATCGTGCTGCCGCTGTGGGTGATCGACCAAACCTCGTTTGCGCCGATCGCGTCGGCGTACTTCCAGCCGGTCAGGCCGCACTCATAGATGCGGGTCTGCCACTCGACATGCTCGCCGCCGTACATGCCGAACATCGGGTCCATGCCACCCACCGTGTCGATGACCTCGCGGGTGGCGTACAGCATGTAACCCCTGGGGAAGTCCACCGCGTAGTGGTCTTCGTCCACCTGTACCTCTTTGCGGTGTCCGCCCTGATACGACAGGTGCGGCTCCGGGGAGTCGACGTACAGTCGCCACCAGTAGTCACGCACCGGGTAGATGTCGTCGTCCACAAGAAACAGGTGATCGCAACCGTCGTCGATGAGCGCGGCGATGCAGTCGTTCTTCGTCATCGCCACACCCAGCCGGTTCGGGTGACGTATGACGATCGCGCCGTCAATGTCGGGAACCGGGTCGTCGCTGGCGTCGTCCACCACCACCAGGGTTGCGTCCTCGGGCAGCATCCGCTGCCACATCTTGAGCGACTTGTTAAAAACTGCCCTGCGATTCCGTGTCGAAATCGCTACACCGATCTTCACAGGATGCGCGACGACGGGCTGCCGGAGTTACTGGACGGAGCCGGGGGTGGTGTCGGCGGATTCGGGTCAACCGGATCGTCAATGGTGTCGGCACCGGTGAGCGCCTGAGCGGAGTTCTGCCCCAGGTAACGCTCCATGCCGCGAATATCGTTGGCGTCCAGCACACCGATTTCGACCATCGTCTTGTAGGCGTTGGCGCGCTTGTCCAAAGATAGGCGGGTGTAGTCGTCGCGGTTCAACTCGATCTCCTGGCCGCGGGGCAGCACCCACTGCGACATGGCTTCCATCACGGCTCGAGCCTTCGGCCGCAGCGAAGAACGGTCATGGAAGTCGAACAGGTCGGAGATGTTGGAGTAGGTCAGCGACCCGGTGGCACCGGCCAAGCCCACCAGGAACGGCGGCACGCCCATCAGCACGGCGATCCGCGACTCGTTGAACTGACTCAACTCCATCAGCGCCATGTCCTTGGCGTTGATCGAATGCGCCTGGTTCAGCGTCGCACCGGAACCGACGATGGCCGGCTGGCCGGGGTACTTGGCCCGCGATTCGATCCACGTTTCCAGCAGGTCGCGCCCCTCTGACGGGCTGATCTTCCGGTCGGTCGACAGCCAGTACATCGGGGTGCCGCCCGTTTCGGCGAGGTTGTTGGCGTACCGCTGCAACAGGCCGATCGACACCATGCGGGCGCCGGAAGCGTCGAGCGGTCCCATGCCGCGAGGGTTGTCGATGGTCGACTTGTACCGAACATGCAGAATGTCGTCGGTGACGTCGAGCTTGCCGATGCGGTACTCGCGGATACCTCCCACCATTTCGACGTTCATCATCCACGGCGGAATCACCCGGAACCGCGACGGGTAGCCGGAACTATCCCGCGCCATCGACAGGATGAAAACCTCACCGGCCACCTGGTAGTCCCAGAACAGCTGCTTGGAGAACTCCTGCCACGACGAGTAGATCGTCGGATCAGGGTTGTGCATCCAGCTGGTCGCCTCAATGATGGCGCCGTTGCGGATGCGGTACACCGGCATCGTCGCCAGGACGTTGGTGTTCAGGTCGGCGCACGCCCACGCCACGTCGATGAGCTTGTTCATCTCCCGCTGGGTGGTGTTGAACGCGGGGGTGTTCCAGTCGGCCGGGTAGCCGGACCAGGAGCTCGGCTGAACCCACGGCAACGCGCGGGCCTCGGGCACGTTCTGAAGGTCGCTGGTATCAACCCCGTCAGGGTCGCCAGGGTTGATGCTGGGGTCGCCGCCAGCGTTCGGCGTCACACCCGATGTGCCGAAGACGCGCGTCCAGAATCCCATAGCACATAGAATAACGCCATGAGCGGATTCGCTGAAGCATTAGGCAAGGCCATCGCCACCCACGTCGACATCACCGGGCTGGCCGAGAAGTTGTGGGACTCAATCTGGCCGTGGGCGCAGAAGAAGCTCGACGAGTCCATGCCAGCCATCATTGAGCAGCTGTCGACGATCGTGCCTCTGGTCGCTGCGGCCGCCGGCAAGGCGATAGCCGATCAGTTCGTGAAGGAGTTCGGCCACATCTTGCAGGCCGACCCCGATATCCCGGTGGTGTCGGACATCTTCGACCTGAGCGAAACGATCCGCTCGGCGATCAACGACTCGGAGATCCCGATTCACATTCCGGTGATCAGCGACATCCTCAAAGGCTTCGGCGGCCGATAACCGGCACTTACGTCAGCCTGTCGTGGTATTCAGCGATGTTGTCGTTGCGACAGGCGCGGCAGATGGTGAAAGCGGCCAGCCGTTTGCGGATACCGCACCGCCTGCACATATCGTCGTCGCTCCACTGTGGACGGGCGTGGGGTGGCACTTTCTCCTGCCGCGTCCGCGCCCTGTTGAACACGTCTTGCACCCATCCCATTAGCCGATAACCTTTCGCTCGGACGGTTCGATCTGGGGCCAAGGCCACCGGCAGAGGCACTTACACACCTTTCCGGTGTGGTCATCGTGGCCGCACCGCTTGCACTCACTCACTGCCGATAAACCTCCGTTACGTCAGCTTGTGGCCCACAGGACATAGGCGGTGCATGGCGAGCAGAACGGTCGCTGTGACCCATCTGGCCGCAATGGTGGGAACTCCTCAGCGGCTTTAACCTTTCGGCACCGTTCGCACTGGCGGTCGTGCTTGTGGTCGCAGAAAAACCGGAGATCGCCGTGGTCCTTGCACCACTGGCCCAGTCGCAGAGTTTCCAGCGCGTCACGGCTGTAGCGGTCGCAGTCACTCATTGCCGACAACCTTTTGCTAAGACACAGCCGCCAGGACGTGAGCGCAGTCGCACGGCTCGCACTCGCCGTCGCGTTCCAGGACGTAACCACACTCGCCGGTCAACGTCAGGTGATCCTCAAGGGTGTGGTCGCAGCGCCAGCACTTCATACCGTCGTCCTCCTGGTGTAGCGGGTGCCATCGAACGCTACAACGCCGTTGGTCACCGCGGCGGTAAGCGCGCTGTCCAGCAACGCCCGATCCCGGCTCGCCATCTTCACGGCAATGTCACGCCGCGTCATCCCGTCCGGTCCACCGTCGTCCAGCTTGCGAAGAATGAACGCCATCACCCGCTCCGACCGGCGAGTCCGCTCATACTGCTGGCCCCACTCCGCGGACGCCATCTCCACGCCGCGCAGCTGGCCCCGGTCGATCGCCTCGTTGCGAGCGCCCTCCTCCATCGCCGCCACCGTGTTGTCGCGGGTCATAGTCGACACCCGCTGCACCACACCCGACAGCTCCCAATCCTCGACGTTCATTTCGGTGCGGCCGTCCAGCACAGCCAGCGCGAACGCCAGCTTCTCCCGGCAGAAGTTGGCGTGGGTGTCCAGCTCGGTCACCGCGCCGCGGCCTGCGGCCTCGACCCCGGCCAGGATGAACTGGCGAGCCTCGTCCGGTATGTCGATGGTCCGTGGGTAGGACTCAAACCGAGGCAGCGGCAGCGACGGAATCCAGTCGTTCTGCAGGCTAGCCCTGATCCGCGGGTCCTGCGCCGGGAACCACATGAGGCGTTGCGGCATACCACCCTGCGCCGCGTCGATCAGCGGACCGGCCAGCGTCGGCTGCACGTTCACCACCATCGTCATCCGGTAGCTGTTCTCGGCCAGCGGCGCCAGCTTGCTACTGACATACGAGAAGCCCAACGTGCCGCCGGAGAAAGCGGTCCGCAGCACCGCTGATGTTGTCTGCCCGCTGCGCGAAGACATGGCCTTCATCGTGTCCACCTCGTCGACGGTGAACAACACGGCGTCCCGGCGAGGCTCCTCACCCGGCGACTCATACGCCTGAATCAAACCTTCGCCACTGCCCAGGTTGCGCTCAAAGACCTGCCTGCCGATCAACTCCTTGGCGACCCTGCCGGCGGCTGTCTTACCCGCACCCGACGTATCGACCACGGCGGCGAACCAGTTCAAGCTGCCCGGCCCGCCCACCAACGCCGGGAGTGTCCAATCCGGCGGAACGAAATGCAGGCCGATGGCGGCGCACCAGGCCAGCGTCGCCCACGGCGACACCATCCTCGACAGGGCCGCCGAGTAGATGATGTTCAAGGATTCGCGCGCTTCCCAGAAGCCCTCCTCGGCGACCTCCAACGGCGACAGTGACGGCTCAGGATTGCTAGGCTCATCCTCGGGTTCCGTTGGGGGAGCCTCAGCCCCGGCGTTATCCGCCCGATCCGCGTTGGCATTTGGAACGTCGGGGCTGCTCCCCAACACTTTCGAGAACCAGTCCGTGATCCCCGGCTGCGACAACTCACGCGCCACGTTGTTGTTCGTGACCATCCGGTTGAACTCACCGATGGCGTAGTCGCGGGTCCGCGACCCGTCGACGGCCGTCACCGAAACGAAGACCTCACGGAGAACCTGCAACGCCGACTCGACACCGGCTTGACCTTCCGCGCCCATCCGCAGCAGGGCCATCACATGCCGCAGCGCGGTGTCGTGCCGGGACATGCCGGGCAGGTTCAGTTCCTTGATCGCCTCGGCCATCCGCATCGACACCTGCATCGACTGCTCGCCGGTGGTCAACGCCTTCCGCACATCGAAGCTAGGTGCGGTCACGTCGAAGCTCTTGGGTGTGAGTTTCAGGGCCTCGATCCACGCCGCTGGGAGGTCGGGTAGCTCAGCCGGGTTGGGGATGCCGATGATCTGGCCCGCGCTGTTGCGCCACCAGTAGGAGCGGCCCTCAGGATGGATCGACGGCCAGCACACCGCGTAACGGTGATGCCGCTGGATGACCTCAATGTCGCCGACCGACAGATCGGGGAACGTGATGACCGAGTTGAGCAGCGTACCGGGCGGCACACGGAACAACCGGATACCGGAGATCAGGTCATCTTCACGGCTCGACGAGATCGGCCCATCCGGCAGCGGACCCCACCGGCGCTGAGCTTCGGCCAGGGCAACGCCGCCGGTCTTGGAGCCGTAGGCGTCCACGTCGATGCCGACGATCCCGTCAGGTAACCGCAGGCAGAGGTTGCCGTCGGGGTACAGTTCCCGCCACTGCAGAATGTCGGGGTAGGACGGCTCGGCGCCGCTGTAGCCGGTGAACCCGTTCGGCGGGGGCCACTTCGCCCCACGCTTGAGTGGCAGGACACCGCGCCAGCCAAACTCCCAATAAGTGTCGGCCGCTTTCCCGTACCCCACCACGTCAGCCGTGTTGTCGTCATCCCCGATAACAGACGTCATGCGCCCGCTACATTGTTGCTGCTTCGCATTTTTCTTGAGCTACCTCGTCTCGAAAGCGACGCGCCCGGCCAACCGCTTCGGCAAGCATAACCAGTAGCGGGGCGTCACTCGGATGATTGTTGATCCATGTCGTCATGTCTCTGACGATTCGGTCCTGCACACCGATCACCCGGTCAAGGCACGTCAGGATACGGACGTACTTCTTGACGGGATGAGCGATCCACAGCTCACCTTCATGCTTGAAGGTGGCACAGGTGCCACGCGGGAGGCCGGTGTGAAACTCGACCTCCCGGCGCGGCATCTGCTCTCCTTGTTAGGTGTTCAACTTTTGAACAGGTTATGTAAACCGATCAGAAGGGTGCCATCGAGTCGGCGACCTTCGCCCTGGTGGCAGGATCCATCCCGGCCCACGCCGCGTCAGTGATCCCGGCGGGCTTGATCGGCTCGCTCGCCGACGTAGCACCAGTGCTACCGCTGTAGTAGTCGGTGCCACCACCGGCTGCGCCCTTCTCGTAGACGCACTCGAAGTGCTTCGACGGGGACAGGCCCGGACGGTCAGGAGCTTCCGTGCGAACGAACGTGACAGTCAGCTTCGCGCCGACCTGGGGGCCGTTGCGCTCGCCGGCCTTACGCAGCGCATCGCCGATAGCACCGCGCAGGTACGACTTGACGTACAGCGTGCGCGAGCCGTCGTCGTCGGGATCGGCCGGGTCACGCTC